ACCCCAGCCCCAATCCCGGGCCGCGAGTGCCTCCCGTACCCCTCCCGTGGTCTTCCCGACCCCATCCAAGCCGGTACGGACCCCCAAGGAGCTGGACACGGTCGCGCAGCTGCTGGCCATTCACCGCTCGAGCGAATCCCGGCTGGCGCTGTGCAGCCAGTACGGCGTCGATCCGACGATTCTGACCGGAGCGCCCAACCCCGGCGTCGCGAGTATGCGACTAGCCAACGCGCTGCGTGCTAAACTTCGGGGATGAGCGGATGGCGAAAACGACAAATCCTCGAAAGGCCAAGAATGGCTGAGCGACCCCAACGAGAGGCCCGGGAAGCGGCTCGGCGACCCTCCGGCTATGGTAGTACCGATACTATACCTCAGAACGCAACGGAGACCCCACGGAAGGCCTCGGAGAGGGGTTCGAAGACATGAGACTCCCTGAGCAGCGACTGTACGATTGGCTGGTTCGCCGGATTGGCCACCTCGCCCACCTGACCCGCGTCGAGAACCGGGTGAAACGCGATACCCCGGACCTGTACGTGGCCTTCAACCAGATCCCCGGTGGCCGCTGGTCCGGCTGGATCGAAATGAAAGCCTTGGCCGATTACCCGATTCGCCCCAAGACGCCAATAAAACTCGGGCATTGGACCACTGGCCAACGCTACTGGGCCACTCGCCACCGATCGTGCGGTGGTCAGGTCGCGCTGCTCGTCGAAATCGCCACCACCGGCGACCTCTACCTGTTTCGCGCCGCCGACGTCTGGCAGCACATCGACCAGTGGACCCGGGACGAATGGGTGCGCCACGCGCTGTGGCACGGCGATCGAAATGCTGATTCGAAAATGGTACTTGACAACCTCGGCTGCGTGTGATACAGTAGTGGTGCGTCGTGCAATGCGACGCTGCTCGGCCAACGCCAGCACCGTGGAACCCGCTCCCTGTTCCACCGTTCCATCAAGATGGAACAACCAACGGAACGCCCTCCCCATTCGAAAAAAGCCCCTCTGTTCCACCGTTCCACGCACGCGAGCGACCTTGCCGTGTCACGGCACATCGCATATTGGGGGGTATTCGATGGAACAATGGAACAAAAGCTGCTCGAAGTGAACGAAGCCCGAAAGGACGGGACTTTTCGGCCAGTCGGCCTGTTCCATGAGCTGTTCCATCATCGTGGAACAATGGAACAATGGAACAAAGCACGAAGCGCTTCAGACGCCAATTGTTGTTGAACCACCACATGGGGCTTCTCTTCGGTCCCCTCACGTACGTGCGCGTGTTCTTATTACCGGGAGTTATAACACACCCCGCTTTTTATAACTCGTTTCGTCTGCAAAGCCGACTATTGTGTGGACCCGGCCATTTGTGGTTTAATTCGCTCCATGGCTTTTCACGATGATCTGACTACTCTCGACCAAATCGGCGCAGAAACTCTCGCGGAGTTTGAGCGGCGTGCCGGGATTTCAGCCCGTGCTTTGCTTGACGCAATCCGCAGAGACCGCGTGCGTTTTCCGCCGAGCGAATCGTGCCGTTTGGCGCATTCACTTACCTGCAACGACCCCGCTATCGAGGCGACCGGTGCTTTGCAGCTGCACGAAGAAACGCGAGCATTCAAAATGCTGATCATCCTCGCCGAATACCGAGATGGTCCCGACTCTGCAATGTTTTCCATGCGCCACGCTTACACGACTGCCGGTGTGCATCGCACGACTCTGCTTGGCTGGCGCAAAGACCACCGACTTTTCGATTCGCTCATGGAAGCGATCCAAGAGGAGATGGTCGATACGATGCGTGCCGAGGCGTATCGTCGGTCTGTAGTCGGACACGACGAGCCATTGGTGCATCAAGGCGTCAAGACGGGCGAAACAGTGAAGAAGTTCAGTGATGGGCTGCTGCAGTTTACCCTCATGGGCTACGATGCGAAATTCAGAGCGAAAGACGTGAACATGAACGTGTCCGGTTCGCTCGAAACAAACGTCAACATCGAGGGACTCCGTGATCGACTCGCACAGCGGCTTGAGCAGAAGTCAAAGGAAGAAGGCTAGACAAGCCCGAAATCTGGTTGACCCGGCGAATTTGCGAGAATTCGTTGCAGAGCTGTCGAATGCCGAGGCGATCGAGCTGTTCTACGACTGGCAGACGTGGGCACGACCCAACCAATACATTCCACCCGGTGAGCTTTGGACCATTTGGCTCATCCTCGCTGGTCGTGGCTGGGGCAAAACACGCTGTGGTGCCGAATTCGTGCGTTACCACGTCGAAAATGGGCTGGCCTCTCGCGTGGCACTCATTGCCGAAGACGCTGGCGATGCACGCGATGTGATGATCGAGGGCGAATCCGGCATTTTGGCCATCTCGCACCCCAAATGCAAGCCAGTATTCGTTCCATCGAAACGCCGCATTGAGTGGCCCAATGGCGCGATCGCGACGATCTACTCGGACAATGACCCCGAAACGCTGCGCGGTCCCCAGCACGATTTGGCGTGGGTCGATGAGCTTGCGAAATTCCGCAACGTCGAGGATATGTGGTCCAACTTGATGTTCGGCTTGCGTCTTGGCCAAAAGCCCCGCGTTTGCATCACCACCACGCCCAAGCCGATCCCAATTGTGCGACGACTCATTGACGACGACCGCGTGTTTCTCACCACCGGCACGACACACGAAAATTTCAATAACCTTGCGCCCACGTTCCGCGACGAGATCATCAGCCAGTACGAGGGCACGCGACTGGGTAGGCAGGAGTTGTACGCCGAGGTCATCGACCCGGAAGACTACGGCATCGTCAAACGCGAGTGGTTCAAGCTGTGGGATGCGGATCGTCCGCTGCCCGAATTTCTGTTTATTTTGCAATCGTACGACTGCGCCTACACCGAGAAGACGATCAACGATCCGACGGCGTGCAGCACATGGGGCATTTTTCGCCCGAACGACGACCGGCCATTGTGCGCCATGCTCATCGACTGCTGGGAGGACTTCCTCGCCTACCCCGACCTTCGCCCACGTGTGATCGAAGAGTACAAGTCGATCTACGGCGAACCGGGTAAAAAGGTCGATCTGGTACTGGTCGAGGATAAAGCCTCGGGCATTAGCATTTTGCAGGACCTGCAGCGTGCTCAAGTACCGTGCCGCGCTTACAACCCGGGGCGTGCCGACAAAGTTCAGCGTTTGCATCTGGTCGCCAACATCATCCTGCATGGCCGCGTCTACGTCCCCGAATCCACGGTGCACCGAGGCCAGCCACGCGACTGGGCTGAACCGCTGGTGAGCCAGATCTGCTCGTTCCCCGAATCCGAACGGGACGACTTGACCGATACAACGACCCAAGCGCTGCGACTGCTGCGCGATATGGGATTCCTTAATTTCGACCCCGTGCCGACCGACGAATATGCAGACGATGAGCGGCGCGAAAAGGTCAATCCCTATGCACAGTGAGGTGAAACATGGCCAGCTGGTATGAAGACTTAGTACAATCATTGGACCTGCAGCCAGCCGATGTGGCCACGATGTTTGCTGGCGCTCGAGCCACAGTTCCCGCTTACATGGGGCTGTACGCCGGGGATACAAACGCCGGGCACGATGAGGAGTTGTTGCGCCGTCGTGGTCCATTGCCTAGACCCGCACTCCCGCAGCCCAGTGCGAGTGAGCAGCAGCAGCGGATGATCGAGGAGTTCGAGCGGCAATTTCCCACGCCGGAGCTTCGAGCAGCAGCGATCAAGCATATGCGAGCCGTTCGCGCTGGTAAAGCGTACGACCCGGGCACGGCCACTCGTCGTGTGGATTTCCTACCCGAGGCCCGGCACGAAATGCGTGCAGCTCCGGCGAAGCCGAAGTACGCGGGTGGTGGCAAGGTGAAAAAGACTGTGCAGCAGATGGCGGATGAGCTGCTGGTCAAAGGCACAAAACTCGCCGATAAACCCGATCTCGCTCGTCGTTCGCTGTTCGGATTGAAGGCGCAGCCGTTGATGGAGATGCCGATTGCGAAGCTCGACGATAAAGCGTTGGCTCGGATGGAAAAGCAGTACGCGAAAGAGGGCGCAGCACCAACGATCACCGAGAAGACGACGACGGTGTCGCCCGATGCGGGAGCCACGAAATCAACGCTGAAATCGATCACCGAGACGCCCGTTTCGCGTCGCACTGTTTTGAAATCGGCAGCGGGTCAGGCAATGCAGGGCGTGCTGCCCCAAAGTATGGTACCCACGCCGAGCGTTGCTGGACTGGTCGGATCAGCAGCTCAAACCGTAGCTAAAGCCGCAGCGCCAACAGCCGCAGCGATGCCGATAACGTTGCAAGGGCTTATAGCACGTGCAGCCAAGATGGGGTTAGACGAGGACGATACCATCAAGATGCTTGAGAATATGGGGGTGGCCAACGAGTATGATGTCATGTATATGCTCCCGTCTATGCGAAATCCTTATGATTTTTACGAGGACTTGGGCGAAGAGTCAATGAGTGCGGCTCGTGCTATGAGTAACCTGATCAACCACGATATTAACTCGCCTGCAATGTCGCTTCGCGGTCCTTTGCGTGAAATACGACGTGAAAATCCGGGTATGTACGACGAGTTGAAGCAGACCGCACGTGACATCAGCCAGTACGGCTACGAGTGACGCACGTGATACAATAAAAGGACTTTTATGGCAACCGAATTCCCACAACCACAGATGCAAGCGGCACCCGGACCCGAGGACGAAGAGGGTCTGGTGTTCGACTTGGATGACGAGTTTGCTGAGGTAGAAGAGCAGCCCGACGGGTCGGCGATCGTTCGCATGGACGACTTCAACGGTCCGATGCAAGATGGCGATTTCTACGAGAATCTGGCCGAAACGCTCCCTTCTTGGGACCTGAGCCGCATTGCGCTCAAGTACATCGAAATGGTGGAAAAGGATCGAGAAGCACGCAAGGATCGGGACAAGAAATACGAAGAGGGCTTGAAGCGCACGGGCTTGGGCAACGATGCGCCCGGTGGTGCAACATTCGCCGGAGCATCGAAGGTTGTGCACCCCGTGATGGCCGAGGCCTGTATCGATTTCGAATCGCGAGCGATCAAAGAGCTGTTCCCACCCGATGGTCCAGTGCGCACCAAGATCGTGGGCAAAGCGGAGGAGGAGGCGACGCGGCGAGCCGAACGCAAGCGCGACTTCATGAATTGGCAGCTTACCGAGCAAATCGAGGAATTCCGCGACGAGCAAGAGCAGATGCTCACGCAGTTGCCGTTGGGCGGATCGCAGTATTTAAAACTCTGGTACGACACCCGATTGAAGCGCCCCTGCGCCGAATTCGTAGCGGTGGACAACGTGCTACTACCATTTGCAGCTGGGTCGTTCTACACCGCGCAGCGGGTCACCGAGCAGCAGGACATCACGCAAGAGGAATTCGAATCGCGGGTCGCCAGTGGTTTGTACCGCGACATCGATATCATCCGCGCCAGCCAAGAACCCGACATGTCGGCAGCGGAAAAAGCGAATAACAAAATCGAGGGTCGCCAGTTCGAGGATAACGAGGATGGGCTGCGCCGCGTGTACCACATCTACGTCAATATGCCAGTCGAGGACGATGGGCATTCGAAAGGCGAGATCGCACCTTACATTTTAATGATCGACGAGTTGAACACCGAAGTCGTGGGACTCTACCGCAACTGGGAAGAGGGCGACGAGAGCATGGCGAAGCTCGACTGGATGGTCGAGTTCAAGTTCATCCCGTGGCGTGGGGCCTACGCGATTGGTCTGCCCCACCTGATTGGCGGCTTGAGTGCTGCGCTGACCGGTGCGCTGCGTGCGCTGATGGATTCGGCGCACATCAACAATGCGGCGACGATGCTGAAACTCAAAGGCGCGAAGATTTCGGGCCAGTCGCAGCAGGTCGAAGTGACTCAGGTGGCCGAGATCGAGGGTGCACCGGGGGTCGACGACATTCGCAAAATCGCAATGGCGATGCCCTTTAACCCGCCGAGCGAAACGCTTTTCAATTTGCTGGGCTGGCTTACCACTGCGGCAAAAGGTGTTGTGACCACGAGCGAGGAGAAAATCGCCGACATCAACGCCAACGCACCCGTTGGGACCACCCAAGCGCTGATCGAGCAGGGTGCAGCGGTATTTTCGGCAATTCACGCCCGTTTGCACCAATCGCAAGGCCGGGTGCTGATGATCCTGCAGCGTATCAACCGCTGGTATTTGGACGACATGCGCAAGGGCGACATCGTCCAAGAGCTGCCGATCAAACGCGAGGATTTCAACCGCAACACCGACGTGATTCCGGTGAGCGATCCGCACATTTTCAGCGAGACTCAGCGATTTGCGCAGAACCAAGCGGTGTTGGCGCTGATGGACAAGTACCCGGACCAGTTCGACAAACGTGCCGTCATCCAGCGGGTGATCAAGCAGATGAAGGTGCCGAACCCCACCGAGTTGATGCCGAGCATAGTGGAACCGATGGAAATGAATGCAGCAGAAGAGAACGCATCGATGTCGATTGGTCGTGCCGCATTTGCCTACCCACACCAAAACCAGCTGGCGCATATTCAGGCGCATTTGGACTTCGCGCTCAACCCGATGCTGGGGTCTTCGCCCATTATCGCCCCCGCTTTTATGCCCTCGTTCCTGGAGCATTTCAAGCAGCACTTGATCCTGTGGTACATGGGCCACATGAACGGATACGTGGAGGAGTCGCTGGGCAAGAAACCCGAGGACTATGATGTACCCGGGATCACCGGGGAGATCGACAAGCTGTACGCGTTGGCGTCGCAGCACACCGACATGGACACGAAAGACGCGTTCACCAAGGTCATGCCAGCGCTGCAAAAGCTCGTGCAGACCATGCAGCAGAACAAGCCCGAGCCGCCGATGGACGCGTCCGACAAAGTGATTCTCCAGACCTCGATGGCCGAGACTCAGCGGCGTGCAGCGAAGGACCAGATGGAAGCGGAGCACGACAAAGCAAAGTTGCAAGCTACGATGCTGGACAACAATCGCCAAATGCAGATCGAGATCGCGACGAACGCGAGCGACAATCTGACAGAGGAACGGATCAAGACTGCGGAGTTGTCGCAAGATGCCTCCGTCTTGAAACACGAGCAGGAGAAAACTGCAATCACCGCGCTGGAAGGCGCACAACGAGCCTTAGGAGGTCAAAATGGCTACCAATAACGCAGGTCAAATGGGTCAAGATGTGAATATGCACAAACGCATAGCGATGGGTGCAAAGCTTGACGGGTCTTCACTGGGCGCGAAAGAGGACACCAAGTCCTCCAGCAACACCAAGCCCAAGGTCGGCGCGTTGATGCAAGCGAAGAAGAAATAATGCG